TTATTTATAAGTGTTTTCTTTCCCAAAAAAGACATCGAAATGTTCAGCTGCAACGGTATCTGCTTCCTGGATATGATGGCCGTAAATATCCATCGTTGTCCCGATTTTTTTATGTCGGACCCGACTGCTGATAACTTTAGGTTGGACGTTTTGCTGAATCAAATAAGTCACGGAGAAGTGACGGAGATCGTGGAAGCGAACTCCCTCGATATTATTCTTTTTTCTGAATCTAGCCCACCACTGGCTAATAGAATCAGGGCGGTAGGGTTTTCCGGTTTCATTTGAAAACAAGAAAACTCTTTGCGGATCCCACCAGGTATCTCTTATTTGTAGATAAGCCCGTTTCTTTTCGTGTTTAAGTTTTTTAATCATATCCATCAGTCCCTTAGGGATAGCAACAACACCTTCGACTCCATTCTTGATTTCTTTGATTTGGAATGTTCCACCTTTCAACTGGGAGACGGATTGTTCAAATCGAATAGCACATTCCTCCTCAAGAATATGTTTCTCTTCTAGTCCTACCAATTCGCCTTCACGACATCCGCAGACAAATGTAACCCAAAACATCACTTGTTTTTCGTATGACTCTAATTCTATTGCTTTCACAAGTGTCTCTACCACTTCTGTATTATAGTTAGTTTTGCTTTTTCGCTGTACTTTAGGAAGTTTTACGTTTTCAGCTGGGTTATCTTTGATAACGCCCAACTCCTTTGCGGTCTTCAGGAGGCTGTTGAGGGCCTTGAAATTATTCCGAATAGTAGAGGCTGATAAGGTATCTTCTCTTCCATTTTGACGTGTCTGTGGCTCTTGGAGCTCAGTGATGAAAGTAACGCAGTGGATAGGTTTGATATCTGTAATTTTCATGTGACCGAATCTCGGTAAAATTTTATCATGTATAATTCCTACGTATTCATTTTTTGTTCGCTCGCTCAAGTTTCTATTCGCATGCAACTGTAACCATTGATGGTAGAAATCACTGAGCCTGGTATGATCGGGTTTTGTGTAATCTCCAGCCAGTACCTCAGCTTCAAACGAGACCAGCTTCCTTTTGGCTTCCGTAGCATTCTTAGCTTTTACAGATATTCGCTCCATAACTGCTTTGCCTTTGTCATTGTATCCTGTAACTACATTGAGTCTGAATGAGTTTTTCCCGCGTTTTTCGATATATCCCATAGTTCATTCCTCCTTATAGTAACTTTGGATAATAAAAAAGGGTGTGACGGTACAAAATGTGAGATTATAAGTCATTTGTAATAATTGAATACCAAAATTCATTAAAATTATCTTTAATTGTACCGGTCTATCTATGAGAACCCCTTCACCCGATTATCGATCTGGATTAGCCTCTTTTCAGCTGCACTCACCGGAACATTGAATATACTGGCTACCACTTTTTTAGCTGCTGGAATATCATTAGGCAGGCGTATCTTTTTCATTAAGTAAGTAGGCATACAAAAGTGAAGGGCGAAATTTTCTGCCTGGGCCTCTTGAAGTGCTATAAAATCCATCGGTAAAAATAGTTGGTTGCCAGCGTGTCTTTGTATATGACATAGTTCGTGAGCGAAGGCGAACCATAGCTCAGCAGGTGGTAGATTAATATTCAAATACATTGTGGTCCCTTCGAAGTGAGTTCCGGTATCAGAAAAAATGAGATCTATCCCTAAGCGAGGAGCAATGATGAAGATATCTAATTGGGAGGGATGGATAATTTCGAGATTATTCAGCAGTTTATCTACTGCATCTTCTAAGTGAGTTGTAGTGTAATTCATATTATGTACCTCCATGTTAGAACGTATGTTCGTGTTAAGTGTAAAACAAAAAGCGTGCAAATGCACGCCTTTTTACAAATATTTAAAATTATAAACTTTCACAAACAAGGCCGTCACCTTCACCGTCTAATCTATGAGGGTCAGAAGCGGGACCACCAGCTGCTTCAAAGAAAGCTTGTGCTATAGCTTGGGAGCTAAAGTCTCCACAATCCCTATCTGGCCCAGATGGATCGTAAGGTAAGTTGCCAGTTCCTGAATTAGAGTTATTTGATTCAGGTTGCTCAGGTTCAGGCTCTGGTTCAGGCTCTGGTTCAGGGGCAGGTTCTGGTTCTTCTTGTTCCATTACAAAACCTTCATCGGTTACATAGTTTTCTTTGCTCCATATGCGTAGGTTTTCACTTCTAGCTTGTGATTCAGCTGCTTTCAGCTCTTCAGCATGAGTGTAGGGGGGGTCGTACACGTAAGCGTACCTTGCGTAACCTTGGCGTAGAAGCATTTTATTAAAAGATTCACCATCTACTGACACGTAAGCAAGTAAACGATCGTAGGTGCCTCTTTTAGGACCATCGAACTCTAAAGTAACTTCTTTTCCAGAAAGTATTTTTTTAGCAAATGCTGAAGCTTCTGGTCCATAATCTTGAACAGGTTTAGTTGGGTGTTTAGTTTCCGGAGTATCAACTAAAAGAAGTCTTACTGAATCTTGTTTCCCATCAATAGAGACTTCTAAAGTATCTCCATCTACTACTCTCGTGACAGTAGCTTTTTGCTTGTTGGGATCTGAACTTACTTCGGAACTTTTATCTTTGGAAGGTGAAGAAGATTCAGAAGTTTCTTTAGCGCTTTCATTTATACTATTATTTTCTTCTTGTTGTTTATCTTTACTACTTGAACTACTATCTTGAGCGGCTTTATTGGAATCTGAGGACTTTTCCTGTGAAGAATTGTTCTTTTCCTCATTTTCTTTATCCTCGTTTTCTTTCGAATCTATGGATTTTTTAGTAGAAGAGTTATTTTCGTTTTCTTTCTCTTCATTACTCGAGGTGCTTTCTTCGCCAGAGTCTTTTGAATCTGAGGGTTCTTTATTAGAAGAATTATTGTCAGAATTCTTACTTGTGTTTGTATCATCGGAACTAGATTTCTCTTCAGTTAATTGTTCATCTTGTGTCGCTGTATTTACACTTTCATCTTCAAGAGGTAATATACTAATAAATATTGAGGTTCCTATTAATAAAAAAGTTGCTACTTTTCTATTTGGTATGGGTATCAATTTGAATAAAAATAAGTGGCCTCTAAACAACGCAATAATAGCTCCAATAAATAGAACTGACAATATAAAGAATAAAAAATCGACCATTATTTTTCCTCCCTTTAATTATTAAGTATTTTTTCTTTTTCCATTTGGAATTCTTTGTCTGTAAGAACACCTTTTTCTTTGAGTTCTCCTAATTTTTCTAGCTGTGTATACTTGTTCTCGGTGTAAGTCATAGGAGTAGAAGGGAGGTGGTTGTTGGACTGAGGTTTAGGTGTTTTCCTTGATGTATCGTTAATTTTATCTTTTACAATAGAGATGAAATAATCTAATTCTCTACCGTTAGTGATTTTCTCAAAATTTTTTTCGGAAGAATTATAAACAATATATACATCACTTGTAGTAAATTTTTCAGTTCTAATATAAATTCCTTCCATTTTTTCATATTCGAATTGATCTACAGATTGTTCGGTACTACCAGCCATTATGAATAGTAAACGATTGCTAGTAGCAATTAGAATTCCTTTTCGTTTCTTAGTTTTGTTGTGTTCTGCGGGTATAGCATAAAGTACCGTTTCTTCCTTGTAGAGAAGAGAGCTTTTTGCATATTGAAAAGAGGCGGTATTTAAATCAACTGCTGTTTTTTCATTAAAAGTGGGATTAGTACCATACCAATACTCAATTTCTTTTTGTCTTATTTCTTTTTTCTCTTTTTTTATTTCTTTTTTCTCTGCTCCTTTACTTTCCGCCTCCTCTGAAGCTTTTTTCCAAGAATTTTTCACTTTGTGCAATACGCTCGACTTTTCATTTTTCTCTTCAGTGGTTTCAATAGGTTTTGACCTTGACATGGTAGTATTTGAATTTTGAGGCTCAATAGCCTCCCCTTCAATGTACTTCGGAAACGTTTCTAAGAAGTGACTCGTCTTTTTATCATTGTTGAGCTTGAAAGAAACTTCTGAATCCTCATATGAAAACGTTAGAAGTAAATAGGAGGCTTTTTTATTTGTAATTACATTTTTAATAGTTGAATTCTCATAAATATCATAAACATCGCCCTTAAATACTGTTTGCTTTGTTGTAATTAAACGTGAATCCGTTAGGGTCAAAAGTTCATTTTTTTGTGATATACATGAAGACAGAAGTTGTTCATCCTCCTCAAGTAAAATAGCTAACTGTTTTACGGAATCGGAGATCATTACGAGGTTTATTTTGCCCAAGGGTTTTAATTGCTCTTTAACATGATCAACGTTTTGCATAACTCATCACCTATCCTTTATCAAGATAACTTAACTCCTTCTTTTTTCATCTAAATCATACATATTCCACCAACTGTATATAAAATAAATACACGTCTTTCGACGTGTTACTTATTTTCCTTGTTTCTCTCTTGGGCTCGATGCAATACATACTCGAAATGCTTCTTCACATCCTCAATATCCTCACGAGAAAGTTGTTTCCATTTCTCTATGTCATAAAAGCCCAGGTCCATGTCCTGCATGTTGTTCTCTATCATAAACTGTTTGAGTTCTTCCAATGGATCAAAGTTTTCATCTTCGTTCTGGTTAGGATCATCTGAGCGACCTAGGAGGTAGTCAGCGGTGACATCATACTTGTCAGCTAATTTATTTATCATATCAATGGAAGGTTCGTTTCTTCCTTGTTCGTAATATCCATAGCCACTTTCTGAAATACCCAAGAACTCTCCTATTTGTTTTTGACTATATTTATTTTGTTTTCTTAATAACTTTAGTCGTTCGCTTACTGTAGCCATGCCATCACCCTTTTCTTAACTATATGATACAACACATAGTTGGGTATTTTAATAAAAACAATAAAATGTTGTATTATTTATTGACAACAACAAATTGTTGGGTTATTCTAGATACAACAAAACGTTGGGAGGTGGGCGAATTGAAAAGAGATAAGCTAATCCAATATAGAAAGAAAAAGAACTGGTCTCAAAAACGAGTCGTACAAGAACTTCGGGAAAAACACAGTATTAAGATAACTGATAGTTACTATGGGATGATAGAACAGGGTGTTCGTAATCCTAGCCTGAAATTAGCTGTAGCCATAGCAAAAATATTCAAGGTTAGGCCTGAGAATATTTTTTTAAGCACTAACACAACAAAAAGTTGTGAAAAAGGCCCAGAACAAGCTATCTAAGGAGGTGATCAAAATGGAACGAGTGACAATGACAGCTCAGGAGACTGCTGAATACTTGGGTGTTTGCACCGAGACCATCTACATCATGTGTCGACGTAAAGAATTACCTTATCTGAAAATCGGCCGTCGCATATTCTTCAAGAAAGACATGATTGATGAATGGATGATGAAACAAAGCACGAATCAACTGGTTGATGATCAGGTGATTTAGCTTGTTTATAGAATAACACTTAAATGCGAAAGCTCAGGTACTGAAATTGGTACAAGCCTAAGGAGGAGATAAAGATGAAAAGCAAAAGCGGAAGAAAATTAAAAGAGTTACGGACGGAGAGAGGGCAGTCTCAGGAGCAATTGTCCTTGGATACGTTCTTATCCCGTGAAAGCATCAGCAAGTTTGAGACCGGAGAGCGAAGAATTCAGCCGGAGCTCACGAACCATTACATCAAGCAGCACAACGATCCCATGCTTGCGCTTCATGCAGTGTCAGAATACATGGGGTGGCACATTGATCCTCTCGACGGACCGGCGGCAGATACACACCGCACATCGATACACATGAAACTCCAGGAAGAAATGCAAGAGGCAGCGGAAGCGCTGGAACAATGCAGTATCACGATGAATCCCGATTACATTGCGTCTTACGAACGGGAGAATATCAAGAATGCAGCGATGGAAGTTGCAGATAACATCCATGCATCTATCCTGTATCTAGCAGAGATCTGCAAGTCTTATGACATTAGCTGGAGTGAGGTCTGGGACGATCACCAGCGAAAATTGCAATCAAGGGGGTACGTCAAATCATGAATATTAACAAGCAGTTTTTACCGGAAGACCTTACAGTAGCAACAAAGGAATTCAGATGTGCCTGGGACTTACTGGAGAAGATGGGGCAGGAAATCACGCAGAACGATTACGAGGGTGCTGTTGCAGCAGCGGAAGGATTTATCCGATCGACGCAGGAACTGGAAGCTATGAAAGAACGGAAGAAGCGTCACGATCATTACGAAAATTTGTTGAGTGAACTTAATCAGAAAGGTGTAAGCGCTGAACTCATTATCCGGCGCGGGAGTGAATATTATGGCGAATCATAAAAAAGCACACATTGTTTGCTGGTTGCTCTCTTACGTTTTTCTCTATGTCGCTATGGCTTATGGCACATAAAAACAGCCACTCATTGGCGGATGAGCGACTGTAGAGGGGGTAATGATATCTAATTACAAGTACGATTATACCACTGCGGGCGCAAGCCTGCAATCCTGGGCAGGAGCCATCCTGCTTGGGACAGTAAGCTTGCATCTATCACTCAGCTGCGGAGACTCCTTAGAGATACCGCATATGTCCTCGTTTCTGCGGCTGACGGGAAGGAGTGAAATCAAATGAATCATCCAGTGGTGGAGAAGTTAGAACGTGAAGGTCTGCCAGAAGCAGAGGTCTACGGTGTAGACGGCCTGGGCAATGAAGTTTATGTCGGTGATGAAATCTACGTCATAGATGACGAGTATTTTCTTAAAGAAACGCTGACAGCTGAAAGTCAGGAGCTTTTGCAGACATTGAAGGCATCCGAAGAAGTTGCCCAATAAAAAAACTCACGCAGCAACGTGAGTCGTTAAGAAAAGATCTTTAACAACATTATATCAGAAATCACGAGGAGGTCCAATATGGGCGTTAAAGCACAAGTCATGCAAAGCACCTCAGATATGGAACATCAGGAGTGGCTGGAGTCACGAAAAAAAGGTATTGGCGGATCGGACGCTGCTTCCATTGCCGGATTTAACAAGTGGAAAAGCCCGGTAGTCGTCTACATGGAAAAGGTGGGAGAAGTGGATTCGGAATCTTCCAATGCGGAGGCGTCCTACTGGGGGAACGTGATGGAAGATACCGTTGCAAAGGAGTTTGTTCAACGGACGGGAATGAGGGTGCGCAAACGCAATGCCGTCCTTCAACATCCAGAACGCGAATGGATGCTCGCAAATGTGGATCGTCTCATCGTTGGAAAGAATGAAGGGCTCGAATGCAAGACAGCTAGTGAATACTTGAAAGACGAATGGACAGGGGAAGAAACACCGATGGCTTACTTGCTCCAATGTCAGCACTACATGGCTGTAACAGGCGCAGATGCTTGGTGGATTGCCGTACTTATCGGTGGAAATAAATTTGTTTATAAAAAAATAGAGCGCGATGAAGAGCTCATTGCAAACCTTATTGACCTGGAAAAAGAGTTCTGGGAAGAACACGTACTAAAACAGGAGCCCCCGGAAATGGATGGATCGGACGCATCTGCAGCTTTGTTAAAAAGCATGTACCCAGAGTCAGATCCGGAAAGTGAAACGGAACTCGACCAAGAGGAAGATAAACTGCTCGAAGCGCTGGAGCAAATCAAAGAAGAAGAGAAAGAGCTGAAAGAACGCAAGCAAAAATATGAGAATCAGCTCAAAGAAAAACTTAAAACGTTTGAGAAAGGCTTGTCCCCCCGTTATGTCGTGACCTACAGAAGTCAGGAGCGCCGGACGGTGGACTCAAAACGACTGAAAGCAGAAGCACCGGAACTGTTTGAAAAGTATTCCAAAGTAAGCACATCCCGACCGTTAAAAATCAAGGAGGCTAACTAATGGCTACAAATAACACAGCAAAAAACCAACTATCTCAACGGAAAAATAACGCTCCATCCAACAATGGCGGAGGCACGAACGCCAACACGATTCAGGCTTATCTCAAAAAGATGGGCCCGGAATTTGAAAGAGCGTTACCGAAGCACATGGACGCGGATCGTTTAGGCCGCATTGCACTCACAACTATCCGGCAGAATCCGAAGTTGCTCGAAGCGTCTATCCCGTCTCTTATGGGGGCAGTCATGCAGGCAGCGCAGTTAGGATTGGAGCCCGGTCTTATGGGTCACTGCTACCTCGTACCGTTCTACAACGGCAAGATGAAAGAGACGGACGTACAGTTCATCATCGGTTATAAAGGCATGATTGACCTTGCCAGACGTTCTGGCCACATCGAAAGTATTTATGCTCATGCGGTCTATGAGAATGATGAGTTTGAATACGAGCTTGGGTTACATCCAAAACTGGTGCACAAACCGGCTTTTGAAAATCGTGAAGATATGGCCTTTGTATATGCGGTCGCTCATTTCAAAGACGGGGGTTATCAGTTTGAAGTATTCAGCAAGAACGATATCGACCTGGTGAAACAACGCTCTAAAGCAGGAAGTAACGGCCCGTGGAAAACAGATTACGAAGAAATGGCGAAAAAGACGGTCATTCGCCGGATATTCAAATACCTTCCAATCAGCGTTGAAATTCAGAACCACGCTGCTCAAGATGAGACGGTCCGAAAAGATGTCACCGAAGAAGCCCATTCCATTCACAATGAGGATTACATTCAGGTAGAAGCAACTGAACCGGATGAAGAGGAAGGCTCAGAACAATCGAACAATGAGCAGGTAGATGAAAATCTCCAGAAAGAAGCAGAAGGCCTGTTTGACAAAGCATGATAGAGGTAGCTATTCCACATGCCTTTATCAGTCTCAGTAAAGATAGTCATGAGCCAGGGCGACTCTTTAAAAAGTATGTGGCGGGTTATGTCCGCCACTCCTACCCTGGCTATCAATTGAAGCGTATAGAGAAGATGACAGCAATCATTGAACGACGGCAGTAATAAAAGGGGGTGAAGGAAATGGCCAACCCACAGGTAGAAGAAGGCTATGTAAAAATCGCGAACGAATTGTTAGATGAAATCCCGAAATATAAGTTCAATGGAACGCAATTCAAGCTCATCATGATTGTTTGGAGATACACCTACGGATTTAACAGAAAGAGTCACAGTCTTTCGCTGTCCTTCATCTCCAAGCTGGCCGGAATTGATAAATCGTCAGTGAAAAAACAGTTGAACCAACTGATTGATAGCAACGTTCTGTATGTGGCAAAAGAAGCTACGTTCAATCAGCCGAGAGCAATTGGCTTTAATAAGAATTTTGAAGAGTGGTCTATTGAGAAAAATGGCTCTAAACCACCACAGGGTGAAGAAAGTACACTGGGGGTCAATAACCCTACTCCACAGGGGGCGGATTTACCCTCTCTACAGGGGGGCAATTACACCCCCAAGAAATACAATATTAAAAACAAATATAAAGACAGTAATACTACTACAAGCGCGCACAAGATTAAAAACGAATCTGATGTCGGGACGCCGGAAACCGTGACGAACGAAATAGCATCAGGAAAACTCGTTAAGGCTTATCTAGATTTTAATCAAAAAATGAATCCGAACGCTAAGGATTATGAAGCGGCGAAAGAAATCATTGGCTACGGTGTGCCAGTCGATGATGCGATTCAGTATTTGAAAGAGTGCATTGATTTGTTCAATCAAAATCGCAAGCATCGACGGCAAAAAATAAATGGGTTGAACTACTGTGTCGGTTTCATTCTCGATAAACACTATGAACAAAAGGAGGAAGCTAAAGATGCAAAGCATCCAGGAAGCACTCAAAAACCCCGAACTTCAAAAACGTATCGCTCAGGCAAAGGAGCTAGCGCAGCAGAACTCGAACGACGACGAGCCCAAGCAGAACAAGCCTTCGGATACAGCTGAATGTCCGGACTGTGATGGTACGGGGGCTATCCTTTACAAAAAAGAGGTCACACGTGCAGACGGAAATGTTGAACTCCGAGATTTCTTTAAGCCATGCAGCTGCGCAGAACAAAAGAAATTGGAACGGCGCTTTCAGAACGCTCTGATTCCGGAAGAGTTCGAGGAAGCAGGTTTTAAGCAGTACGAGCGTCAAACGGAAGTTCAGAAAACATTGTTTAATGCTACGTTGCAGTACATGGAAAACATTGACGGTATTTTGAAGGACAAGCCGAAAGTGAATAGCTTAGGTTTTATTGCTGTCTATGGAGAACGTGAAATAAGGAATATGGATCCAGCTGATAGATATAGTTTCAAGCAAGCCCACAACAACTTCGGGTTAGGTAAGACACATCTTCAAATGGCCCTGGCAAGATACATCATTGAAAAGATCCGTGTACGTGATGAGCTGTCTGATGGCACGCTATCCAAGCATGATCGAGGATGCCGAGTCCTTTGCGTATCAGACGTGGAGTTTATGGAAGACTTGATTCAAGCGAAGATGTCGAACGATGAAGGCAAGAAGCTCCAAGATTTAATTCAGGGTGCTTGTACGACGGACGTCCTTGTATGGGATGACCTCGGAAAATCGAAATGGTCTGAATCCAAAGAAGGCATGTACTACCAAATTATCAATGAGCGATGGAGACATAAACGACCAATTATCTTCAGTTCTAATGAAGCCAAAGGAACTTTGAGCGACAAGATAGGTTACGCAGCTTCAAGCCGTTTGTTTGGCATGACTGGAAAAGAAAACTTATATGAGGTAGAAGGACAAGATAATCGACTGAAGGAGGAAAAATAACATGTGTGAGAACTGCCGAGGAACGGGACGGACGTATGATTACGATAATGTAAGCACTCATATTACACCTTGCCCGAACGAGGAATGCCGGGCGGAAGCAAGAAGGCAATCCAGGAAGCATATCGACCACATCAAACAGTATTTCGGCATGGGAGTGTCGGCATGACGACGCAGTTAATCATTGTCATCGGCATATGGATTGTCTCTTTGATTATTTTAGTCGCAGTGAAGACAGGAGAGTGAGAAGCATGACCACATCAATACATGAAACGTTCAACAACATTGCCAGAGACTTTTATAACCTCCTATCGAACGTAAGAAAAGGCATGATAAACAAACTGGAAAGCTGGAGCATTGCTTCTGAAATCAACAAGAAAAAGGGACGACTTTTGCACATTGAAAATACCCTCCTGCCCGTAACGAAGAAAAGCGTTCGACGCAAGAAGCTATTACAGGAACAGAAACAATTACGGGCATCTATCCAGGACTTGCGGGCTGATTATCACCATCTGCGTAATCAAACGAAACGGAACAAGCCGATTGATGCAGATGAGATTGATACGCCGATTATGAATTTGAAGGGGTGGCATCGTGATAAAAAATGACATGAAGCGAGTGGAAGAGATTGAACGCAAGCCTATATTCACGGTTGGTAAACAAGCGATAGATGATAAGGATGTGGCTTTCCTCATTCGCACTATTAAACAACAGCAGAAGCGCATTGAGAGTTATGGCGGAGCGCTCCAAGATATAAGTGATTGCAACCACATCAGGGATATATATGAAGCTGTAAATAGAGCCGACCAAGCATTGGAGGAATTGAAATGACCACGATTCCAAAAGAAATGACGCTTGAGGAAGCAATCGAACTAGCGCAACACCTGGCCGAAGAAAACAGGCGACTCCGATCCGTGGAGCATCTGAAAACTAAAAGGGATATTCCCACGGTCATCAGCTACGAAGGTAGAAGGTACGTGTACGATTCTAATAATTAAGAGGAGAGTAGCAAATGAACACGATAAGTAAACGAAACATCATACCGAAAACAGGGAAGAATCGCATACTGCTGGAAGAATACGAGTTTGGGATGCCGGGGAGTCAACTGGAACAGATCCACCGAGCATGGGAAACCGGCAGCGACCTGGAACAGATTGCTTTTGTTCAACGACGACCTGCGATGGAGATAGTCGTTGCTCTGCTGAACTTAGCAGACCGGCAGAAGCTTAAGCGACCCGTCGCAGCATTATTAAGGAGGTAATTCTATGTATGAACGTATTACTCCCGACGATTACAAACAAGCAGCTGAGAATGGAGTTTCTAGACCTACGTTAGAACGCAGGGTGTGGAGCTACCATTGGCCAAAACAGAAAGCTATTACCGAGCGAAAGAGAACGTATGGAAAGAAGAATCTGACGAACAGAGACCTACGTAAAAAGGTAGCGATTGATGAACTACACGCTTTCGGTGTTTCCGCAACGATGGCGGAAGAACTAGAACAATTGGAATTACGGGTAGCACTGGCACGGTTTGAAGGCATAGACGTGGAAGCTGATGCACAAAAATGGTTTTAAGGAGATGGAAAACATGAAGATGGATATAGCGAAATTACAAGAGATCCAGGGCGGGCTTGATCCTCATATTATCAAGCAGCACCCGGACATAGCAGAATTGGATAATAACGACTGGAAGTTTCTTGCGCTGCAGGTGGAACTCGGGGAGCTAGCGAACGAGACGCGTTGCTTCAAAGTATGGAGCAATAAACCTCCAAGTGAAAGAGAGGTTATTCGAGAGGAATATGTAGATGGCTATCACTTTATTCTAAGCCTCGGTAATGATTTGTATATCGACGCGGAAAAAATGACTCCGATGGACATTGAGTTTGAGGATGTTACCAGAGCGTTTTTGAAAATCTACGACTTAGCCACTGGCTTACAACGCAACGTGAGGAATGACTACGGTAACAATCATAAATACCTTTGGAGAAAGTTATTCTTCTCTTACCTGGAACTCGGACGGATGCTCGGATTTACGGAAGATGAGATTGAAAAAGGCTATCTTGCAAAGAATGAAAAAAATCACAACAGACAGCTTTCAGGCTATTGAGGAGGTCAACTATGACTGAAAACTATATGGAATGTGGACGGTGCGGCAGGAAGCTGAAAGACAGCAAGAGCAAAGAGCGGGGCTACGGTCCTGTTTGCTGGGAAGTTGTTCAAAGGGAGCGAGAGGAAGAAGACCATGCCAAAACGCCGGAGTAAGTACGGAGCAAAGAAAATGAAACTGGACGGGCATACGTTCGACAGCAAACGGGAGGCTGATTATTACGCTCACCTAAAGCTCAGAAAGCGCGCAGGAGAAATCAAGGACTTCACCCTCCAGCCGAAGTTTACGCTCCAGGAGGGCTTCAAAAAGGACGGAAAAACGTTTCGTAAAATCAGTTATATTGCCGACTTCCGCATCGAGCATGTGGACGGAACCATCGAAAATGTAGACGTGAAAGGAATGGAGACGAAAGAGTTTTCCATCAAACGGAAGCTGTACGAACGATTATACGATGAAAAGCTATCTGTCATCACCTACAATCGACGGTTCGGCGGATGGATTGAATTGGATGACCTTAAAAAATTAAATAAGGGGTGAGTGGGTGAATACAGACGGGAAAGTGAAACTGCTAAAACATCAAGAACGGGCAATCTCCGAGGACATCTATAAATTAAGAAGAGATAGAAGAAAAGTGATCGAAGAACTGCAAAAGATATGTGAGCATAGCAGAGTTGAGGTATTAGAACCCGACCCATACCTGGAAGAGAACGAAACACAAATGAAGTGTCTGGACTGCTATGAATACCTCACCGGCAATGAGGAGGATGACCAATGATAGCGATACCTATCACATACATCATTATTGGTCTGGGTCTCAGCTTCCTGTCAAACGCCAGAGATGATTGGACGGCGCATATCGCATTAGCTTTCGCATGACCGGTATTCATCGCAGGAGCATTGCTTATTATCATCGGGATAGAAGGTTCAAAGTTTTGGAATAAAGCATTTGATTATATGAAGAAGAGGTGAGCGAAAATGGCGGTTAAGTCATACGCGAGAGGGCATTCTGTAATGTATGTTGATGGTCAGTGGGTCTATACAGACAACGGTGAACCGATCTCAAACAATGAAAGGGAATGTAGTTTCTGTGAATGCAAAACAACTACGGAAGGACATGACGGCTGTCTAGGTACGTTGCCTGGGGTGGTGAACGCTTGTTGCGGTCATGGTTTAACTGAAAGAGCGTACATTCAATTTGAAAACGGCATGGTTGATCGAGGTAAAAGTGCTTTGTTAACGATAAAAATTATGAAACAAACAAAAGCGCAAAACGAGGAAATTGATAAAAAGGAGTGAGCGTATGAACCAGGCAGAAATCGGAATTATGAAAGAGCGTATTCAGTATTTTAGCGACAAGAAAATCAATGATTTAACCAATAGTGAAATTGAAGAATTTCTCGCTATCCGAGAATACGTGAGGGAGAACCACATTAAACCCATCTGGGATGCGATAGGCGGAGCGATGAAAGGTTATAAAGAGAAGCTTGGCATTAATAAGTAAAGAGGAGGGATGAAATCATGAGTGATGCCGGACAATTTATCTTCGGTCGTATGAAAACGCTGGACGATGATATGACAGACATTGTGTTTGTAGATGGAGAAGCTTTTGTAATCAAGCGGGCGAACGAGGAAGATGTAAAAGAATGGAGTGGTGAGATTGAGTAACGAGTAATAAATAAAAACAGCCGAGAGCAGTGCCCTCGACCATTGTCCCTGTTCATTATTATATCATAGGGGGTCTGTTCAATGCGATTGAATAATGTTGATGCTAATATTGAAGACGGGAAACTTAACCTGGAAATGGATATGCCGGAAGGAAATTCCCCTTTCTGTGTTGTATACTGTAATGGAAAAGCAAAAATCACCACTTTGCCAGATCATGGGGAGACGAAAGTAATTACTCACCAGGGGAAGGTGAAGCGGGTGAAGTTTGATGAGGGGGAAGAGTTTTGACAAAGCAAGATTGGATCGATGTATTAAGTAATTTAGGAGAAAAGAGTACATTTGATTACATTTCATTAGGAGTGTCTATAGCTTCGCCCCTCCTTCTGCTATTTTCAGTAATAGTGAGTCTTAAAGCGGCTAAAGCTAGTAGAGACTCTGTAGAGTTGAGCAAAGAAATATTTGAGAAAACACAAAAAGCTGAAGAAATGAAATTATTGCCTTTATTTGAACTGAAGAGAAATCATGTTTTTTTAAATAAAGGTAAGCTTATAATGGAAAATCCGGACCCCGATAAAATTATGGGGATATATTTTCAGAATAAAAATTCCTCTCCAATTACTGATGTTAAGGCTGTAGCGTCAATAGAAGAGAAAGAAGAGGAAATAGAACATCTGATAAAAGCTAAGAATATTAATGAGATAAGCTATACTACCGATGGGGTAGTATTAAATGTACTTAAGGGGATCGAACTTAAAGAGTACAAAGTACAAATAGTGTACAGAATACAATCGAATAAAATGTACGAAACATCAATTGTGGTTTCTGTACAAGAAAATAATTATATATTTATCACTGAACAGCAACATACTGAACTTTAGTTTGCTTCTACTAGCCTACTGGAAGAACCAGATGCTTATTTTCGTTTTGAGAAAGGTATTATGTTAGAGGTGGACTGCATTAATTTCAATGAGAGGTGAGAGTTTTGAGTCCAATCCCTGTAGAAATAATTAAGCAACATAATGATTTTTTTGATTATGTATCTATTGAAGCAATACTAACAATAACCCTTGGAGGATTAGCTACATTAGGAGGGGCATATTTAGGTGCAAGAAAAGCTGGAGAGAGTTCACTAAAAGCTGTAGAAAAACAGATTTCACACGCAAGGGAAGAGAAAGAAAGCGAAGCTGAGTTGAAAAGAACAAAATATGAGGTTTTTTTGAAAAGTCAATTGAGAGTAATGAACCACAAATTAAAGAGCATTGATTTTCTCATGGGTTTGCATGAAAGTCATAATATCTATAATGTCGAACCACTAGAAGAAACAAAAAAAGATTTAACTAAGATAGAAGAGATACTTTCCAATATGCAAAACTGGGATCCAGATTGCGTATCTGTAGAAAATTTTAAGTTGATAGGAGAACTAAGGGATGAAATTCATGATATAGAAAGTAGTTATGAGGCTGTTCTTGCAACTGAAGAAGAAGAACATGAAGGTTCAGTGACAAAGGTGAGAGCTAAATCTCAAAAACTTGCAAAAAAGATAACACAAAAACACTTATAGTTCTACCAGGCCACTGGAGGACACGGATTGAGCGTTAACGCGCTTGGTTTGTGTCCTCTTTTTTATTGCAGAGGAGGAAATTATATTAAGAAAACATACAAAATACGATGGAAAGTCAGTCGTTTACGCAGAGATAAACGCACAGGCGTTTTACAACCGGTCAAACAAAGTGATTATGCCAAATACCTAGAGACGAGGTGCTTGCATGAACAAAAAGCAGATTGAGGACGCTCTACGCGACTATAACTGGATGCTCAATGAGATTAAAAGGCAACGTCACTTGCTCGAAGATGCCGGTACAGGGCTTACAGCCATGTACGGAGAAGAAGCGGCCATGCCGAAAGCGCAAGGAGAATCTAGCGATCCTGTGGCGAGAGAAGTCGTACGTCGGGATAAAAAGCACACGTGGATCAATCGTCTGGAGAAGAAGGTGTTATTCGTGCAGGAGCGCATGTCTATTATTGAGGATGAAAGAGAGAAGGCAGTCCTGGAGTGTTTGCTCGATGGGATGAGTATGAGGGCAATAGGAAATCATATGGGATTGTCCGAGAGGCACATCTTCCGTATTAAAAATAGCATTGTGAAGCAAATGGCAGAGATGTCATACTTGTCCGGTAAATTGCAGGTTAGATAATCCATTCTGTACAATGGAAGTATCAGGCACCCATCAGGGCGCCTAATATTTATAGAAAATTACACAGATAATTTATTAAATCATCATATTTTTGTTGACTAGGTTTTTTATGTTCTGCATTTTCATAACTAGTTCTTTGTAGTAGTCTAACATTCGCCGTTTCATTAGAGAATTCTAAGTTAGCAACTACAATTCCAGAGTTGAAATTTTTTGTTATTTTAAGAAATTCAACCATTTTACGTCGGTGTAAAACCGGTAAGTTCAACCAGTACAGATTGTTAGTAGATATACAGTTGTAACCCTTATCAGATATGGTTATTTCGGCATATTTCTTATCATTTTCGTTTTCCTGATTGTCACGGAACTTGATGCCTACTACATCTCCAATTGTACTATCGCTTAAAGTGGATGCAATGACAGACAGTACTCCATTAGATATATATGTTTTAACAGAAATATCTATATCTTCAGGAGGATTGAATTTTTTCGTAACCTTTTCTGAGAATCCGTTTATTTCAGTATCGAATTCTTTAAGTTTGCTAAATGCTTGGTCACGTTTTTCTTGTAAAAGGTTTTCCTCCATGTTGTATAAAGATGACCTGAACGTAGAAAAACTAGCATAATTTATATGGGGGTTGAAGGAGTCGATATATTTCAAAGTGTTTGTTATTCGACCTGACATAGTTCGGATTTTGTCTTCTGTATTAACAATGTTATCAACATCTTTTAATCTAATATGGAGTAAATTCCTAGAAATGTCGATTTCTACTATAGTTGGATAAACGGACTCTCTAATATCTCCATTCCTATCACTGAGTTGTACCGGCATTTTATCAAGTAATATAATCCTAATTGATTCAATGTTTTCTTTGTTCCTGGTGTTACTTTGTAACCTGTAACCACAAAGAACGAAATCTTTTGAATGACTGGTTTTTTTGACATTGTTTATAATTTGGTTTTTATCAGGCAAACCCCAGTCTTGAAATACTTGAGTTGTTTTTTCTTTATTACTCAGGTCGATGTTATGAGAATCCAAAGAGAATAAGTAAGAATTGAAAAGTGAGTCTTCTAGTAATAAGAACAAAAGTTCATCTAATTCTTCAGTATTCAATTTTTTATCTGATAAACCTTTGTTTAAAGTTTTTGCTATAACAATTGACGTATCATCATCTTCGTTTTCAAGTCTTATTTCAGTATAAATTCCTTCAAAATCAGGAAATACTTGCATAAAGGTAAGTTTGTTAACTACGTCTACCTTCTTTAAGTATGGAAAGAACAATTTTAAATTGTCATAGTAATTTTCTTTATTCTGGACCATATTTACAACTCCTTTTAAGGTGGTGAGGCTTTATTAAGTGCGAAATATACAGTAATTCTACTTTCTTTGGAAAATATTCTTTTTTTGAATTGATTGGAGGAAAGAGATTAGTTTCTCCTGGAAGCATTATTAAATTAGGTGTTAAAAAGTATTGTGTAAGCACTATTTATATTAGAAGAAACGGGACTATAGTTTTGGAAATTACATGATTACGCATAGTAAATAAAGCACCCTAAAGTTACACTTCTACAAATTATTACAAATACCTTCAATTAAATACACTTTTTTCAAAGCATCCTATATTAGGGTGTTTTTCTTATATGCAAAACAAACTTAATAAATGCTGGAGGTGGGTGAAATGTAGATGGTGGAGAAGCATAAGCAAGCCGAGAAGGATTATGTCAAAGGGTTGAAATATAAAGAGATAGCCGAAAAACATGACGTCTCGATTAATACGGTGAAGTCATGGAAACGCAGGCATGGGTGGACAAAAGAAAAGGGTGCACCCTCTGAAAAAAGTGTGCACACAAAAAAGAAAAGCGTGGGAGCTCCTAAGGGAAGCAAAAACGCGTTAGGAAACCGTGGAGGTTCAGCACCGAAAGGAAACAATAACGCTGGCTCGCACGGTTTTTTTCGTACCATCTTTCCTGACGATGATGAAACTTTGAATATTGTTGAAGCTATCAGTGAGAAGTCTCCAGTAGATATGCTCTGGGAGAATATTGTCATTAAGTACACAGCGATTGCCAGGGCTCAAAAACTCATGTATGTGACTGATCAGCATGACATGACGAAAGAGGTCAAGAAGGTAAAAGAATTTGCTGATTCCGATGAAACAGAATATGAGATGCAATTCGCCTGGGATAAACATGCTACATTCCTAACAGCACAATCCCGTGCTATGAGTGAGCTTCGATCGTTGATCAAAGATTTTATCCATTTAAGTGGTCAAGACGATCAGCGGCGCCTCCAGTTAGAAAAGATGCGTGTGGATATTGCTAAATCAGAAGCTGAGATGGAGAAAATCAATAACTCTGAAAATAGACAGGAAAAAGATGTGGCAGCTGCTTTAAGGGGGTTAGCCGATGGAATTGACGAAAAAACAGAATGAATTATATCGGTGCTTCCTGGTAGAAAAACCAAAGATATTGGTAGCAGCCGGCGCGAAACGTGCTGGAAAAACACATATCTTCATACTGTCTTTTCTCACGCATATTGCTCAGTTTGAAGGCCAGGGCTTATCCTTCATTATCGGAGGAGCCACGCAGGCTTCTATAAAGCGTAACGTTCTTGATGAGATGGAACTTTTGCTGGGGAAAGAATTAAAATTAAGTAAATCGAACGCTATCGAGGTCTTTGGAAACAAAGTATATTGCTTCGATGGAGCGAATGCTGATTCATGGAAAAAAGCACGTGGTTTTACCGCAGCTGGAGCCTTATTGAATGAAGGTACAGCTTTGCATGACTCTTTCGTGAAAGAAGTTATCTCCCGTTGCTCGTACAATGGATCTCGTATACTGATTGATACAAACCCAGAGAATCCAGTGCATAGAGTGAAAACAGATTATATTGACAAAGACGGGCAGCGTTTAGCTAATGGCCGTTTGAATATAAAAGCTTTCCATTTCTCTTTGTTTGATAATACCTTTCTTGACCCAGAGTACGTCGAAAGTATTGTAGCCTCCACGCCGAGCGGTATGTTCATGGATCGCGATATACATGGGTTGTGGGTATCGGCAGAGGGTGTCATCTACAAAGATTTCAACCAAAGTATTCATTTCATTACATCTGTAGAAGCAGAAACCGTGAACTTCACGAAGTATTATGCAGGGGTAGACTGGGGGTATGAACACCACGGCTCCATTGTTGTGATAGGAGAGGACGATAAAGAAAATGCATATCTCCTCGAAGAACACGCAAAACAACATGAAGAAATTGATTATTGGGTAGATGTGGCCAAGCGCATAAAAGAGCGCTACGGTAACATCTTTTTTTATTGTGATTCCGCGAGACCTGAACACGTCAAACGTTTCAAACGTGAGCGGTTGAAAGCTGTGAATGGCAGGAAAGAAATTGTGGCAGGTATTGAAGAAGTGGGGCGTTCCTTCAAAAGAAATGAACTATTTATAGTAGAAGATAACGTGAGCAGGTTCAAAGAAGAAATTTACATGTACGTATGGAACGAAACGACAGGCTTACCGGTGAAACAATGGGATGACGTTATGGACGCTTTGCGTTATGCCATATATACGCATAATTACAGAAAAATTATTTCAGGGAGGAGGTAGCCAATGAAGAATTACGCAGAGCTTATCCGAGATAATAATGATCAGATCAACGGCGAAACGCTCCAAAATATCATCAAGGCTCATGACCGCGAACACGAACGCATGTGGCGCTTATATGAACGATACAAAGCAACGCCTGAGGGTGTGACAATCTTTAATCGTAAGCACCCGGATTTCAGCGACTTTGAACGCCTGAGAAACAGTAATAATATGATGCGCATTGATGACAAGGTGAATAATACGCTGAACAACAGCTTTGATTCGGATATTGCAGACACGGCTCAGGGGTATTTTCTCGGTCATCCGATTATGTATGCCTATGAAGAAGATGAAAGCATCAGCGACATGATCGATACCTTCAACACACGTAATCACGTGGAAGATGCTGACAGTGAATGGGGGAAGAAAGCGATTATTTGTGGTAAGGGGGCGCGGCTCCTATACATCGACCGGGAAGGGCGAGAACGGTTGAAAAACATCGACCCCTGGCAGTGTATCTTTATTGGAGACAACATCAGTGAACCGGAATACGCTATTCGCTATTACAAAGGAATCGACCACACAAAAAAAGCAGAATTTTACAACAGTACCACGATCCATTACTTTGCAGAAGAAAACGGGGAGTACAAAGAAAAGGGATCTCAACCTCACATGTTCGATTCCCCCCCTCTTTTCGGATTAGCGAATAACAATGAACTGCAGGGTGATGCCGAGAAGGTGCTTACGCTTATCGACGCCTACGATCGTACCCTGTCCGATGCCAGTAACGAGATTGAGCAGTATCGTTTAGCTTACATGGTATTCAAGGGCATGGCTCCCGATGAAGATACCAACGAGCAAATGAGACACCAGCGCATCATTGAACTGATGGAGGAGAATGATGATGTTAGTTACCTCACAAAAGACGTGAACGATGATTTAATTGAACATCACCTTGATCGACTGGAAACAAACATCATGAAATTTGCCAAAAGTGTAGATTTCTCAGATGATGACTTCGGCAATGCGGCAAGCGGCGTAAGCTTACGCTATAAATTGCTGGCCTTGGAGAATAAATGTGTGACGAAAGAACGAAAAATGACCATGGCCCTCCGGTATCAATACAAGGTGCTGTTCAGCGCATGGGCGAAGCGGAACAACATTCAACCGGATGATTACCTCAACGTGAGAATGACTTTCCAACGCAATCTGCCGGTAAACCTGCTCGAAGAAGCGCAGATTCAGCAAGCACTCCAAGGTGTATTCAGTCGGAAGTACCGTCTGAGCTTATTCAGCAAGATGACACCGGAAGAAATCGAGGAAGAGATGCAACGACTACAGGAAGAAGAGAACGCTGAGGGATTGTCTCTTGACGACGTGAGCGACGAGGTGACTCCGCCGGATGAGGATGAAGACGAATTCTCTAGTGATGTGCCGGAGAACGAGAAAACACGCACCTGCCCTCGATGTAGTGGAAGCGGCTGTATCAAAGGGGAACGGAAAACACAGATCCTCTGTCCACGCTGTGATGGTGAGGGTGTGATTGCCTGATGAACCAGGAGCAAATAGAGGACTATTTGAACGACTTGCTAGAGGATGCAGAAAACGACCTCGATCAAGTCTTTTTGTATCGGTTGCGAGAAATGAAGCGGTGGTTATCAGCACTATTTGAGAAATACCCGGACCCTGAGACGAACGGTATAAGTAGAAGTGAAATATATAAGTATCGTCGTTTCGAGAAAGAATTGCAGATGATCAAAGAGAACATCCAAACCGATTACAAAACAGCGTATAGCCTTGTGTATGGCTTGATGGCTTCACAGTACACGCAAAATTATCTGCGCACCGGTCATTTATTCGAAATGAGCACACAACTAGACATGGGGTATGTGATTCCTAAAGCTTCTACGATCAAGGAAGCTATCACGAATCCAATCAAAGAGATTACGTTGAACAGCACACTGAACAAACATCGCAATGAAACGATCAGACGTATCCGTATTGAATTAGCGCAAGGCATCCAAGCCGGAGAAGGATATAGCACAATGGCGAAACGGTTGGAGAGTGCTTTGGGTTTCAGTCGTCGAAAAGCACGTACGGTGGCTCGAACAGAAGCGGGGCGATCACAGAGTTTAAGTAGGCTGCATACGATGGATAAAGTGAAAGAGACTATCAATGACAGGCGACTGGATAAGATGTGGTTTTCGTCTCGCGACACAAACGTACGGCACTCTCACCGTGAATTAGACTCACAGCGAGCGGGCAAGGATGGTCTGTTTGAGTATAAAGGACACAAAGCACCTGCTCCTTCCTTGTTCGGCGTGCCGTGGCTCGACATTAATTGTAGGTGTGACACTCTCTACCTTGTGGACGGTAAGAGACCGGAAATGATGAGAGGACGCGACTATACTGACGAACGATATCAACAGCGACTAGCTGAACGCATCGAGCAGCTGATGGCTGATGAAGCGCTGACCGAGAAACAAGCAGAGCGCAAAGCTAAAAAGCAGGTGTATCCGCCGCATAAAGTTACAGAGTACATGGAGTATGATATTTGGTATAAAACGTTAGGAAAGGTGTCCTAGCGTATTTTTTATGCCCTGAGCAAGGCGTTAAAAGGCTCTTTATTATGCACTTATACCAGGCTCGTACTGGACAAAGGGCAAAGGAGGATAACCAATGACATTAGAAGAAGTAAAGCAGTTTCTGGAACAGCATAAAGAAGATGAACAGGTCAAAGCGTATCTCGGAGAACTTAAACAGCCAACGAAAGAGGATGTAGAAGGGTTCCTTGACACCGAGGAAGGAAAGCAGCTCTTACAGCCGCGTTTGGATAATTACTTTACGAAAGGGTTGAACACCTGGAAAGAAAACAACCTAAATAAAATCATAGAAGATGAGGTTGCAAAAAGAAATCCAAAAGAGACCCCGGAGCAGAAGCGCATTCGTGAGCTGGAAGAACAAATTGAGCAAGGCAAGCAGGAAGCACAACGGGAGAAATTGATGAACAAAGCGGTCTCTCAAGCAAGTGAAAAAGGACTGCCGACCGATATCGTCTCTTTCTTCATTGGAGAGGATGAAGATTCCACGCTGAACAACCTTGCTACATTTGAAGAAAAGTATAATGCGGCTGTGCAATCGAAAGTAGATGAACAGTTTAAGCAGCAGGGCCGGAAAGTAGATGGTGGTAACACGGATCCGGACAGCGAAGGTGCGAAGTTTGCTCAACAGCTGAACAACCAAAAACAAACTAATGCTCCAGATCCATGGAGTCAAGGAGGAAATGAATAATGTATGTAAACAATCAACGTGCGCAACAAATTGAGTTCCTGGCAAGCTCCCATTACGTCAACTTTACGAAAGAAATTTCCGACAGCGGTGTAACAGCCGACGAGAATGGAAAGAAAATCGTTCCTGCTGGCTCTGTGTATCCGGTCAATGACGGAACGGCCGTAGGTATTGTTTTTCATGACGTGGACGTAACGCAGGGTCCTGCCGCCGGGGCAGTGATGGTAGAAGGTTATGTACTGGAAGCGCGCTTACCAGAAGCTCCTGTGCAACTGGCCAAAGACGCAATGACAGAAATCAAATTTCGATAAAATAAAAGGAGAGATTATTCATGCCAAACATTCACGAACTATTCAGTAATAAAGTTGTCCTCGATTATTTGCAAAACCGTCAGTACCCTGCACTTATGGGAGAAACGCTATTCCCAGAAGTTAAACGGGACTCTCTTGAGTTTGAATATGTCAAAGGCGGAAACAACACACCTGTTGTCGCTTCTGTTCACTCATTCGACACGGAAACAGAACTCGGAAGCCGTGAAGCAGAGAAAGCAGCTCTTGAACTAGCTCTGATTAAACGTAAAATGCGGTGGAATGAAAAAGACATCATCGCTCTCCAAAATCCACGGACGCAACAGGAGCAGCAGTACCTTACCGGGCAGGTATTTAACGACGTCGATACCCTTGTAGCTGGTGTACGTGCTCGTGTGGAAGCTATGCGTATGGAGGTGCTTGCCAACGGTACGGTAACGCTTGCTGAGAACGGATTGAGCGGCTCTGTCGACTACGGTGTGCCATCCGAGCATAAAGAAGCGCTTACCGGCACAGATCGTTGGACGGATACAGCAAACTCTACGCCACTGGAAGACCTAGAACGGTGGCAGGATGCCTTGGATGGACAGGCCACTCGTGCTCTTACGTCCAAGAAAGTGTTGAATACTCTTTTGAAGCATCCTCATATCATTGAGGCGCTTTACGGTAAAGGGTCTCAGCGTTTTGCTACACGCAACGAACTGAATGCCTTCTTGCAGCAACGAGATCTGCCACAGATCGTTACGTATGACCAGAAGTATCGCAAACAGAACCCGGACGGATCGTACACAAGCGTGCGCTACTTCCCGGAAAATAAATTCACGCTATTCGGTGATGGACAGCTGGGCGAGGCTATTTATGGCCCAACAGCAGAAGAAGTTCGCCTAGTTAATGATCCTACGGTTGATACCAACGCCGTGGGCAATGTGCTTGCTATGGTCTATGACGAGACACGTGATCCAGTCGGAACATACACGAAAGCAGTAGCTACGGCCTTGCCATCGTTCCCTGCTGCTGATCAAGTGTTCCAAGCTCAACCTATCGACTGAGGAGGGGAAGCATGAAGGTAAAAGTGAAGGATATTCCGGTACGGTATGACGGCAAACGTTATACTGCCGGAGACACGTTAGATATCAAACAGGACTATTTTGATGACAATCTCTTTGAGGAGGTCAACGATGGGAAAGCAAGGGCAAAGTCGAAAAAAGAAGACGAATAAAGAGTACGGCCGTAAAGGCAAGTACGCCAAAGGAAATAAAACGAAGTAGGTGAGTGTCATGGAAGAACAGGAGTTAGTCGGTGCAGTCATGAAACGTATGCAATCGAATACAAAAAAACACGGGGACTACATTCAAACAATGGTTCCCGATTTTCTTGAAATCGCAGAGCAGCAGACGAACAACTCCTTTCATGCAACCATGCCACGGTCGGTGATTCAATTCATTGCCGGGGCTATTGATCATAAACTAACAGTAACGCCGGGAGTGAAATCTCGCTCAATGGGTGATGTCAGTTACAGCTATCAAACAGAGTATCCGAAGTCTTTGGATAAGCTCTTGCGGCCGTACAAGCGGGTGAAACTGCATGGATGAATTCCCGCATCACATCGTTTTTCAAAAGAAAACGACGACAAGCGACGGGTTAGGTGGCGGCACGGAATCATGGACGGACTTCTTTGATACCGAAGCCCATGTCCAACCAATCAGTGGCTATTCTCGCATTGTAGCGCAGGCACAGGAAACACCGATTACGACGAGGGTGTATTTTCCTTATACGGATACAAGCCTGCCTCCTTCCCAGGTGCGCATCCAGTACGGCACAAAGATACTCGCGCCGCAATCAGACCCGATTGACCAGGGCGGTCTCCACGAAGTGATGATGGTGGAATGTTATGAGTAAAGGCATTGAGTTTAGCAACGTGGGCAAACTCATTAAAGCGATAGATAACTTTGAGGAAGATTACCTGAAAGCTGTGAAACGTGTGATAGCGACAACAGCGGTCACGATTCAAACGCAGGCGAAGGCTCTTGCTCCGGTAGATGAAGGAAACCTGCGAAAAAGCATTGAAATAGAGTTTTCCAACAATGGATTCACAGCACACATCGTCGTAGGCGCAGAATACGGCATCTACGTGGAATACGGAACTGGTATTTACAGCACCGAAGGTACGGGTCGCAAAACGCCGTGGGTATACTGGTCGAATAAACTCAATCGGTGGGTTTATACACGTGGGATTGTAGCCCAGCCTTACTGGACGCCAGCTGTCGAAAGCGGCTCTCAGTTTTTTGAAAGAGAAATGAATAAGCTAGGATGATGCTTATGCAAACAGCGATTAAAGAAGTGCACCGATCTATATTCAAGGCGCTAACGTCTTACACTCCCTTAATGGAGAAGGTGACAGGCGTGCTTGATGGAGTGAACGAAACACAAGGCTTTCCTTATATTGAAATCGGGGAACCTACGATCAATCCATGGAATACGAAAAACACGATTGGCGAAAATATTGTATTCGTGCTGCATACATGGTCCAAGTACCCTGGGTACAGCGAGACGTATGACGTAATGAACCTTATATATGCAGCAATAACAGAACAGCCGCTGACAATGCTCGGAGGTTTTTCTGTGAAAAAAATCGAGAGCGAAAGCAAAAACGCATTCAAGGACATTGACGGAAAAACAAGGCACGGTGTGATGAACTTTCGTGTATATGTAAACAACTAAGGAGGAATAAAACATGGCAACTAGCGGTAAAGATATTCACACATTCATTCAGCCCGTAGGTGCGACGAACGGTGCGCTTATCATTAAAAACGAAACGGAGAACACGCACTCTATCGAGAACGAACTGATGGATGAACAAACAAAGCTCGGTCGTATCCTGGAGTATGGGAACAACACCGAGTCTTTTGAAACGACAGCGTATGGTGAGAAGAACGATGAAGGACAAATGGCTCTTATCAACGCCATTAAGAAAAAAGAGAAGCTCGACGTATGGAGGGTGAACACTTCTGGGGAAGGTCCTTACCCTGCTACGTACGGTCGAGTGCTCGTAGAGTCGGCAGAAAAAACTGGTGCAAGTGATTCTTTTGAAGAAGTAACCGCAACTATGCAGGTAGAAGGAGAAACCGTCGATGATGAACTGACGGCATTGCCTGATGCATTCAGTACGGCTTCTACTATTACGTTCAAGCAGCCAGACACAACCGGCACAACCAGCACTAGTGGTACAACTGCATAATTAACAGGAGGGCTACGGCTCTCCTTTTTTTATTACTTTTTAAAACTCAAGGAGGACATTATACATGGCTATTTACTTAACAATCAAAGATGAAGAGATTGAAGGCAAAGGTTCTTTTAAAGCGGTCTATCATGCAGACGAACATTATTCCATTAAAGATGAAAAAGGCAACAAACAAGCGGAAGGTATTGCCGTTATTTATGAAGGGATTTTGAGAAAAGATCCTGTGGCTCTTGTGCACCTATGGGATTGCTTGCTTGCGGGTAAAAATAAACGCCCGAACAAAGCAACCATCGAGGACGCTTTAGCTGAAGCATCGAATGAGGGCGAAGATTTTGAACCTCTGTTTCAAGACGGAGTTCAAATTTTAGAGGGGTCGGGGTTTTTCAAAGAAAAAGTGACGGAGATGTGGAATCAAATGGAGCAAGCGAAAGAATTCATGAAAGACGAGGACAAGGCGATGGTGGACATGCAGTACAAGCAACTCAACGAAGCTCGCAAGGGATTGAACCGCCAGAAAAAATAATCGAAATAGCTGCACGTTATTTCGGTGTGTACGACCCAGAGAAGATCCTGTCGTGGACAAAGAGAGAGTTCGACGCTCTTATCAAAGGGTGGGAACAGGCGGATATAGACAAACGTGATTTTGAATCCTGGAGAGCAATGGCGCATCGATACGCTCAAAGTGCTAAGCATCCAAGACAAAAGAAAATATTTGATGCAGAAAGAATTCGCAATAACAACAAACACGGCTTTGCTAAAAGTGAAGAAGAAATTGAAGAAATGGCTCGTTTGAACAGATCGGCCAAAGGATTCGATCCTCGGAAACACTCCAAACTCTTTCAACAGAAAGGAGGGAGCACATGAATGAACGCTTAACGGCTATTGTCGGAGCGAAAATATCGGACTTTAAGCGTAAGATGTCGAGTGTAAAAAAGACGGCAGCAACATTCGCTAATAGTGACGCTACAAAACATGTCAAAGCGAACACACAGGCATTTACAGCAAAGATGGGGCTTGCAAATACGCAAGTCGCCGCCTTTACCCGTAACGATGCTGAAAAGCGTATTACAGGCGACACGTCTGCATTAGTACGCTCCGTAGCGCAAGCAAAAGCGGCGTTAGCGGCTTTGCCACGCAAGGTTATCATCGACATCCAAGTAAGCCGGAAACGATTCCAACGCTCAATGGATGCGATTGCAGACATTTATCGAGACATTAACACCATAGGTGCAGAAATGTTCCAGGGTGGTCTTATGATGTCACTACCTATCGCCACAACGATGATGAGCGGTTTAATCGCAGTCGTCGCAACAGCAGGCGTACAGATCGGCGTTATGGCTGGTGGATTGATGGGACTTGCAAGCTCATTAACGCTTGCCGGTGGTGGATTAGGATTAATGGCTGCTGCCGCTATACCGACAATCGACCGGGTCAAGCAGGCGAATGCAGCTATTGCCAACGGGGATAAGAAGCTGTCCGACTACTCTGCGCCAATGCAGTCAGCTATCACTGGATTAACCGGATTAAAAGATGCTTATCATGAAGTTAACAGGGCCATTCAGCCACACTTTTTACAGGCATCAGGGACAGCAATGGGAGTTTTAGCGAGTGTCCTTACCACAATCAAACCTGGTATCGAAGGAGTCGCCCGCGCTTTTCAAGGACTGATGACTGATTTAAAAAAGGTCATGAGCAACGGAAAAGACGTAAAGGAAACAATGTCATGGTTTAACGAACGCGCCGGTCAGGCAGTCTCCGCATGGGGTAAAATAGCCGGGTATGCGTTACGAGGGTTTCTGAACCTCATGAGAGCCTTTGATCCATTGGCACAAACGATGGAACAGGGATTGCTCGGCATGACGAAAAAGTTTTCTCAGTGGGCGGCGAACCTGTCCAAATCAGATAAATTTAAGACGTTTATCGACTACGTAAAAGAGAACGGCCCGAAGCTAATGTCAGTATTCGGCAGTATAACAAAAGGGATCGTTAATCTTTTTACAGCGTTTGCCCCATTGGCAGCAGAAATGATGACAGGGTTTCAAAAACTAACCGCACGATTTGAAGAATGGTCAGCATCACTCGGACAGAATAAACAGTTTCAGAACTTTATTAATTATATAAAAGAAAACGGTCCGGGCATGATTGATCTCATCGGTAACTTGTGGGACATCTTCGTGCAACTGGCCAAAGGATTAGGGAAAGTCGGAGAGGTTATGCTGCCTCTTGCCAATAAATTCACGTCCTGGTTTGCCAGTTTGTTAGAAGGTAACTCCACAGTAAGAAACATGATGGGCGCAGCAGTCGCTCTTGGCGGTGCTTTTAAGTTACTGGCTCCTATCATATCGGGTCTTTGGGCGGTATTTGGTCCGGCCATATCAAAAATGTGGCAGGCGTTTCTGCCATTTAAGAAAAACCTGATGATCGGATTTAAGATGCTTGGACCTAAAATTGCCGGTTTTGCTTCAAAAGTAGGAGCAATGGCCATGAAGGTCGGCGGTGCTTTTGTCAAAATCATCCCGAAAGTAGCAGGATTTGCCACAAAAATAGGTGGCGTAGTCATTAAAGTTATCGGCTTTCTTGCAAAATTAGGCGGTAGGGCGGCTATCTTTGCAGCACGCATGGCGGCATCATGGATTATCGCTATGGGTCCGGTCGGCTGGGTGATAGCAATCGTTGCTACACTCGCAGCAGTGGTTATTATGAACTGGGATAAAATCGTCGCGTGGACGAAAAAAGCCTGGGGCATTGTGAGTGAATGGATTTCTACAAAATGGCAACAAATTTGGAGTAAAACGAAGGAAATTGCTTCAAAAATTGTCACAGCCGTAAGAGAAAAATTTCAGCAGGTGAAACAAGGCATACAGGACAAGCTTCAACAGGCGAAGGAGACGGCCCGGAATGCGATAGAAACCATGCGTACCGCAATCTCCAACAAGGTTGAGCAGATACGAACGGCAGTTTCCAATAAATTCCAGCAGGTAAAGCAAGCGATACAGGATAAGCTAAATTCAGCAAAACAAACTGTTCAAAATATTTGGAATAATATTAAGACGTTTCTATCTAATAAAGTAGAGCAGATCCGTTCGTCTGTCTCGAATAAGTTTCAATCTTTGAAGGACGCAATCCAGAGCAAACTTCAATCTGCGAAATCGACAGCACAGAATATTTTCAACTCGATCAAGTCATTTTTATCAAACAAAGCAGAACAGATACGCTCGTCCATTTCTAATAAGTTTCAGCAAGCGAAACAAGCTATCTCCGATAAGCTGAGTCAGGCGAAATCGAAGGCTCAGAGCATTTTCAATTCCATAAAATCGTTTATCTCTAACAAAGTTGAGCAAATCCGCAACACGGTATCTCAGAAATTTCAAGCTTTGAAGCAGGCCATCTCTGACAAACTACAGCAAGCGAAGAATAAAGCAAAGAGTATTTTTGAGCGCATCCGTTCTCTCATATCGGATAAAGTTGAGCAGATCCGTTCTACCATCTCCGAAAAATTTGAACAGGCGAAACAGGCCATTTCTGACAAAATAAACCAGGCGAAAACGGCAGCAGTTAATACTGTAAATCGTTTGAAAACCAGTTTAATCAATACTTTTGAGCGCATCCGTTCGGCTATCTCTGACAAAATAAAATCGGTGAAAGAGGCCATAAAGTCAGGACTAGAAGCAGCTCTGTCCTTTGTGAAGGGGATGGGCAGCAAATTCCTTTCGGCCGGCAAAGGACTTATAACGCAGATGGCTAAAGGAATAACGGGAGCTATTGGTAAAGTGACTGGAGCAGTAAAGGGAATCGCTCAAAAAGCACGTAACTTCTTGCCGTTCTCCCCTGCTAAAGAAGGACCGTTAAGCGATATCGACAAGCTTAATTTCGGTGGTCCGATCGCGAGTTCCATTTCCAAAGACGCCCCGAAAATTCAGCGTTCTCTCGGCAGCATGCTTGCATTACCAAAAACAGGCACACCTCAACTGGCAGGTATCAGTACACCGAGAGGGTCTGTCGGCACGATGGACCATGTCGTCCGTGATGATTCCAGTCGCACAGATAGCAACGATAGATACAGCAGACAACCAATCATCATTCAGAGCGTTCTCAATGGTCGTGAGGTAGCGAGAGAAACGTATGAAGATATAGACGAAATGATTACTCGTAAGAAAGAAAGGAGGGGGTGAGATGGACGAACTCCGTATGGTATTTAACGGCATGGATATAGTGGATAAACTCGGCACAACGGAAATCGGACAACCAAAACTGGTGATAGCTGATGTTGTGGGCCGGAGTGTTACAACAGTAGAGAATGAAACGGTGGGAGTACCTGGAAAGGCAGGCTCTCACCTTTTGCGTGATGAACAACCTCACAGAGTGTTGGAAGTTCCGTTCATTCTGCGGGGAGAAACACACGAACAATTACGTGCAGACGTAGACAAACTGAGTGAGTTGCTTGTCACTCCACATGAAGTGAACATTTCTTTCAACGATGAGCCTTACACGTATTATGGCAAGCTGGAAGGAGAAGTGCCACTCACCGAGCATAGAACGACCGCAAAAGGCACACTTACGTTTATCTGTCCAGACCCCTATAAATACGGGACAGAGAAATCAGAAACGTTCAGCGACGGTCATGTGCTCACGAATGAAGGTACGGCCGAAACCTCTCCAGTATTCCGTGCCACCGCCAAACAATCCGCAACCTTCTTGGACATTGTAAAGGAGAACGGCGAATACATGCGAGTGGGCGACCCCGGAAGGTTAGATCAAATTCCTTACTCTCCATCTACCACGATACTGACGGAAAGCGGGTCATCTGTTGTAGGGTGGACCGATGCCAGTTATGTAGACAATGGGTACGTCGGCGGTCAGATGGTCGGCACAGTGGATGGATTTCACCCCCAGGCCTACGGATTAGCTCAGGAACCACACGGATGGCAAGGTCCGGCGAAAAAGCGCAGTCTACCGGAACCCGTCGGCGGCATCTTTTTTGAAGCAAACGTTGACCTAAAGAATCTCGGCAATAGCAACGAAACAGGCATGATTGAGGTTTACTTTTTAGATGCCAATAACAATACAGTGGCTAAAGTCGGCATCGAGGATGTATGGCGTGGCGCTAACCGCGTGCAGGGTAAGATGCAACTCGGACCGGATAATTCAGACAGATACGCTGACTACCACACGTTTGATACAGCGTGGAATAACTTCCAGGGGAAAATCGGCTTTTACCGGTATATGGCAGACGAGGGACATTATCTCATGCTCCCATACTTTGCTTATATCGAGGATGACGGCACATTCCGTTATGTCTCCGAGCGTCGAAGATTCATTGACTTTGCCGACAAATACACGGCAGACATCACGCAAATACAAGTTGCTATGAGAGCATGGCCAGTGATTGGTGCATCGGAAATGTATATACGGGGCATTGTCGTGAAAAAACGTAATGAACAACCGGGAGGTATACCGTACATCGTTGAGCCTGGAGATGAAATCGAAGTGGACCACCAAAAAGCGGTCATCCGCATTAACGGAGAAGAGCGTAACGACTTAAAATACGACTTTGGCAGCGACTATTTTGATCTAGACTTTGGTATTAATAAGATCTACACCTTTCCAAAAGGTGCATATGACACAGAGGTTATATGGCGCGACGCTTATAAATAAGAGAAAGGAGGTCACGCTATGTTTATTGGTCAAACGCCGGACACCAACGTACTAAATCAGCGCAAAAAACAACCGGCGCTTATCCATATACTCGACTCACAAACGGACGAAACAACTGCAGTTATCGGCAAAGATCAACCGTATTGGGAGGATAAGCATAAAATTGCGCTGAAGAAAAACGTGGAGACATTTGATTTTCACACAATTTTCAACGGTGTGAAAAATGAGCATATTAAAACAGGCGCACGTGCTACCATCCCGGATGGTAATGGGTATTACCGCGAAATGATTATTGACGAAACTATTTTGACCCGTGATGCACTGGAAGTGTACAGCACCGGTTCTCACAATGAACTAAAAAAGGCCAAGCCGATATATCCAGAAACGTACACTGGAGCGACGATCGATACTATCCTGGATGAGGTACTCCTTAACACCGGATGGCAGCGAGGTATCACGGATTACTCCGGCACGCACAAAATTAAATGGGATGATTACCGCAGTCCTTTTGATGCTCTGCAATTGCTCCCGACGATATTTGATGTGGAATTACGCTTTCGTGTGGAACAGGATAGCGGCAAACTTTATCGCTTTGTCGATGCTGTACGCAAGCGCGGCAAGGACAGCGGAAAAGAAATTGTTTCCGGCAAAGACTTACTCAACGTCAAACGCCGTGACCACATCAAAGACCAGGTAACAGCGTTACTCGGGATAGGGCCGGAAAAAGAAGATGGCACACGGTTAGTGGTCGAAGTGACCGACGGGGACGCTCTGCAATCGTGGGGGCGTAATGGCCGCCACAAGTGGCAAGTGTACGAACCGGACTCTGATAGAGAGGACATGACTCTTGATGAACTGGAACGATATACACGGACCGAGTTAGATAAACGAAAAGCCGCCGCCGTAGAGTACGAAGGCAAAGCGATAGATATAGCGCAGGCTTTCGGACGGTCGCATGAAGGTATCCATATCGGCTATACATCCCGCATCAAAGCCACAGAGTTTAACCCTCCGATTTATTTAGATTCGCGCATTATCGAAGTGGAACGGTCTATTGCGGATGATTCGCAGAAAACATTTGTACTCGGGGAGTTTATTGAACACACTGAAGAAGACATCAACAAGCTACGCAAGCAATTACTCGGCAAAATCGCCGGCAAAACGTCCATCGTTTATCAGACGACCCCTCCTGAAGACACCACCGTTACCTGGGGAGACACGTCCGAGGGAGGAGGCTTCAAGCGCTACGCCGCAGACGTAGGCATGTGGCTCCCGCAAGCCGATGTAACGAGCGAGAACACTGCCAAAGATACAGCTAATGTAGCTGGCAGGCCGTCCGAAACCATCGAGGATAAGCAAGGAGCGCAAGAGAAGGCATCGAAAGCACTAGAAGACGCAAAAGTTGATGCCCAAACGAAAGCGAATGCAGCACAAACGGCTGCGGAAGAATACGCTCTGGCAAAAGCTGACCTAGCAGAGACACAAGCGAAAGCTCATGCCGATGGAAAAATAACTGCTGAGGAACAAGCTCGTATTGCTGCAGATACAGAAAAATTGAATCAAGCAAAAACACACGCTGATCAAGCAGCATCAAATGCAGAAACAGCAGCGAAAGACTACGCGGATGCCCGCCTTACAAACTACGTAACGGCAACATTGTACGACTCGGAAATGAGCGACTTACAGGCGCAGATAGATAATCAAGTACAGTCGCACTTCTATAGTTATGAACCAACCTTAACCAACGTACCTGCAAGCGACTGGACGACGATCGCCGAGAAGGACAAGCACGTAGGCGATTTGTTTTTCGATACGGATAAAGGTCACTCCTACCGTTTTGCTAAACAAAGTGGAAACTACCGGTGGGTGCAGGTACGTGATGAAGGTATTGCGAAAGCCCTGGAAGATGCTTCTCAAGCGCAAGATACGGCAGATAATAAACGTCGGGTGTTTGTCGCGCAGCCTACGACTCCTTACGATAAAGGTGACTTGTGGAACGACAACAAAAAGATTAAGCAGTCTACCGTTACCAAAACGGATAGTGCAACGTTTAGTAAATCCGATTGGGAACTCATCGGAGACGTCACCGGAGAGAACACGGCAAAAGATACGCAATATGTGAACGGACGACCCGCAAAAACGATTGAGGACGTTACCGGAGCGCAAATAAAAGCCGATACGGCTGAACAGGCGTCAAAAAAGTATGCGGAAGGTAAGGCTAATTTAGCAGAAACGCAGGCGAAAGCATACGCGGACGGGAAGATAACCGACGAAGAACAGGCACGTATTGATGCAGATAAAAAGGCACTTAAGGAAGCAGAAAAACGAATTGACAACAGCGTCGCAAATGTCGATTCTCATGTAAAACTGAACGGAGACGGATATGTCGAGTTTTCAGAGTTCACGCTCAATAAAGACGCATCAAGCTTACAAATGAAGGTGCAGGTTACGGATTTAAGTGCCGGAAGGACATTATTCAAACACAATTCTCACTCTTATCGATGGATTGGATTAATGACAGAAGGAACAATCCGTGCGGAAACGGGAGATAATCTTGAATATTTCAATGCAAATACAAACGTCGAAGTGAACCGGGTCGTTACCTTAACCGTTACCTTCGATAAAGGGACGTATAAGTGGTACCAAGACGGCGAATTAATTTCGTCTCACGAAGTTCTAAACGATACACCTCTGTTATACTTCGGTCGAATTATGGAAAATGCTTCTTATCCGGATGGTTTCGTCGGTAAGGTTTACGAAATTAAACGCTGGGATCGTCCATTATCCAAAGACGAAATATTTTACAACAACGCCGCCGGGCTTGTGAACCACTGGAGTTTTGACGAAGGTACGGGCGACGTCGTAAAGGATAATGTTGGAGGAAATGATGGAACAATAGTTAACGGATCATGGGGCGGTAATTTTGTTAAATCAACAGAAATCGTTAAAGACTATGCAGATGCGGCAGCGAGTCAAGCGGAGAAAAACGCAAAAGATTACTCTGTGTCCGAAACGGTTTACAACAACAAAATGCAGGATGTTGCGACTGATTTAACTGCGAAAGCCGAGATTACCTACGTAGACGGTCAACTAGTATCAAAAGCGAATAAAAACGAGACGTACACGATTAGTGAAACGGACAATCTCTTGCTTAACAAAGTGTCGGTTACAAAGTTTAATACGGACATGGACGGTGTGGTGCAGAACTTAAACGCAAATAGCACGCTTTTAGCACAAAATCAGGAAGCTATTGCTCTAAAAGCGGATGACTCCAGGGTTGACTCCATTGCCGGATCAGTCTCTGACAATTCCGCGCAGTTGTCCGTACAATCCGAGGAAATATCCACCAAAGTAGAGAGTTCGACGTACTCAAAAGACCGTGTTGCTTCCGGTTTAGACAACGAGGACAGTAAAGGGACGGTCATCCCTGCCACGCAACAAGGCACATGGTATCGGATAGCGAAAAATCCAGGGAATAGAGCTTGGGCGCGTTTTATTATCCGAGACACAACGAGTGGGCAGCACGGAACGGCGCAATTCACGGCAGGTACGATGTATAACAAAGAAAGCAGTCAGGATTTTACGCTTCTTTCCTTAACAAAGTATGGCTCTTTCCCTTTTAACAAAGCACGGATAGTTACCGGGGGGACCTATGACGATCAATTCTTGGATGTTTTCTTTTGGGAGGATCGCGATTCATCTGTGCAATTTTGGATTAAGGAGAACATTCAAGAGTCTGGGTGGCAAGCTATCGACTGGGAGTCAGTAGGTGCTATCTCAACCGGACAAACCGAAACGATTTACGACTTAACTCTAGAAGATTCCATCGGACGTAGAGTAGGCTCTGCCGAGTCCTCGATCACGCAGCAAGCTGATGAAATAGATCGACGTGTACGCAAGGACGACGTTATCTCTGTCATTAACCAAACACCGGAACTCGTAAGGATTAGCGCTAACAAGCTAAATCTGGAAGGGTACGCTAAGTTTACCGACTTATCAACCGAAGGACAAACAACCATACACGGCGGAAACCTCATCACAAGCTCGATGAAATGGGATGTCGGCCGTGGGGGAACAATGATGCTCGGTGGTCTCAATAACGGAAATGGTGTGTTTATCGTACAGGATGATGAAGGGGAGAATGTCGTAGAATTAGATGCAGCTGACAAAGGGTTTCAAGAGGTGCGCATTGGTAATGTTTTATCGTCTTCCGTGGTTAAGACGAACTTTGACGACTACACCATAAAAATTGAACCCTCAAGAGGAGACTTGTGGCAAGATGCTATCAATGAGATCCCGAAGTATAACGAAGGTAACGTTACGGTTCAAATTGTAGGGAGTAGCGGGAACACTTCAGAAAACGTGCTTGTCACCGGATTTATCGGTGGCGGGAGTATCACCTTTGACATACAGACCTCGCGCCCGAAAATTGACGGAACCTTTAAAGTGACCAGGAATACTAACCGTATCTATGTGAGCGGGTTTGATGTTAACGGTACAGAGTCGCCAAGTGTCGTCACCAACGCTTCTCCCGGAAGTCAGGTAGACAATGTGACTGTTTACGGTAACGGTCAGAGTTTAGCGTTCGAAAATCAAAATGGGTCTGTCGTATTCAGTAACTTACAAGCCTATGATGTAGACCGGTGCATACGGTCATCGTATGCTTCTCACTTAACTGTCATTGCATGTAAAGGTTTTGGCAGCACCACAGGTATTGAAGCACGGTTCGGGGGCATTATCACTGGATATGGCACGGCACCGGATAGCAGCTCTTACCCTACCTTTGAAGGCCAGGGAGGAAAGATACTTTCTAACTTCTCTCATGATGCCGGAAGCGCGACAATCCCGGCTCCTCCGGAAAAAACAAAACGCTTCAAAGCAGTCAATGCTGCTGGCTGGCGACCTCAAGGTGGTTGGGTGAAAAACCAACCATTGCAAGGAGAGTGGGCTGGTTATGGATCCTACAAAGGCTTATGGATTTTTGAGGGTCTCGGAGCGGAACTACGTGGCAAAACAATTAAACGTATGCGAATCAAAGTCAAACGGGAAGCCCGTGGCGGTAAATCAGCCGACGTTACCATCCGTTTTCGCACGCATAACTATACGTCCATCCCTGGAGGCGAACCAACCTTAGGAAGTGCAGTGGAACTTGGACACTTTAAGTGGGAAGAAGATCGATGGGAAGGCATTCGTTCCAGTTTGTTCCCTGCATTTGAGAATGGGAACGCTGAAGGGATCGGCATTTACGGAGGTGGTTATGCCTACATGAGTGCTGGCGCTGTTTTGGAGGTGACGTATCAATAAAGGAGGGTGTTATGTACACATTTATTATGTATGACGGAGACAAAGTTTTAGATACGCAGGAGTTAAACGAAAGGCCAGTAGTTAGTAAGAATCACGTAGCTTCCGGTGATTTTAAAGCAAATGTTAATAAGAGCTTTATTATTATCGAGGGTGTTTTTGATGGAGTGTTCGATATCTCGAAAGACATCAGTGATGAGTGTAAATCGGAGAATGAGAGGTTGCGCGAACAGGTCGAATTTACAGGTGACACGCTGGAAGCTCTTATGATGGAAGTCGCTGTGATGAAAGGGGGGATGTAATGTACTATAACTTTTTGCTCGATCGTTGGAAACGAAAGAAGACGGATAAAAAGCGACTCCAAAGTTATGTACCTTTTTTTATCAGTCAGTCTGAATACGAAAAGATTGTAAGCACCCCGCAGGAGTAGGGTGTATTTTTAATGGTTTAAAACTGTTGTTCAGTAAGGGGGTCAATGATGCCAGAGAGGGATAAGGAAGTGGAGGACATGAAAGAATTTATGACCATCCTCATAGGCGTAAGAGAAACGTTAGCCGAACAGTCGGTAAAATTAGATAATGCTCTGGACGTGAAACACACAGCAGATGAAGCCAAAGAAACAGCGAACAGGGCAGACCGACGCTCGCAGCAAAACGCAAAAGATATTGAAGATCTGGAAGAAGATATAAAGGAAAAGGCAGATCAGACAGATGTCGAACGCATTATCAAAGAAAAAGATAACTGGCAGCGTAATCTGCCATCTTGGGTAGCGGTGATCATTTCGATCATCGTTTTTATATCGCAATATATCACTTTAGGAGGTTAGGAAATGGAAAATGAAGTAATGACGCAGGTGTTATTGTTTTCTACGGTGATTGGACCTTTTGTAGCTGGCATTATGGAAGCGGTGAAAAAGACCGTGTCTCTACCCAAAAACTTTATACCATTGATTGCTTTGGTAGTCGGGGTAGGGCTTGGAGCAGCTGCTTATCCGTTTACCGACATGGAAATGGCATTAAGGTTATGGGCCGGTGCAGGGGCAGGATTGTCAGCTACCGGTTTATTTGAAGTGATGAAGAAGCGGTATGGCAGCAAGAAAGACACCAGCAAAGATAAAGACGTTTTTAATAATCAATAAAATAAAAGGAGGAATTATGAATGGCTTATCATTTTGAATCGTTACCACAACTGGTTAATTTACGAGGAAAGCTCCCGCACGACGGATGGCAGCCTACCAATAGCAAGTATTCGAAAACCGATATCGCAGTCCACCACTCATTAACGGATCAGGGTGATGCATATAGCTTTTCCAGGTATCACGTTTATACCAATGGGTGGCCAGAGATTGCATATCATTTTGTAATTTTAAAAGACGGAACAATCCAATGGTGTCATGGTCTGCAAGTTATATCCTATCACGTGGGTAACTCAAACAGTTTTGCGGTAGGTGTCTGCCTGGTAGGTGATTTTAGAGACACTGAACCGACAAAAGAGCAGAAAAGATCTCTGCGAGAGTTACACGCTCAATTAAAACGTGACATGCCGAATTACAAACGCACTAGGGGGCATGATGAGTTTCCAGGTTATGCGTGGAAGCCATGTCCAGAGTTTGATTATGAAGCTGTCCTTAATGGCAAAGCCCCTGAATATGGTACGGCTACTGGTGGTAAAGCTACACGCACCCTCGGACGGGGTGACAAAGGTCTCGATGTGCGCCGTCTGCAGAAGAAACTGATTGAGGCAGGTTACGAGATGGACGGACATGGCGCGGATAGTAGCTACGGGCCGGCAACAGAAAAAGCTGTGAAAGCCTTCCAACGTGATCAAAAGCTGGACGTGGATGGGTTAGTCGGACCTAAGACACGCGCGAAATTAAGTGCTCTGCTCTTAAATAAAGCGGAGGCGGACAAGCCGGAAAAAACTGAAAAATCAAAGGAGGACGAAACCGTGGCATTTAATGATGTATATAAAAACAAATGGTATGCAGACGAATTAAAAGAAGCGAAAGAAGAAGGTATTGCTAAAGGTCAGCCTAACGGTGATTTTAATCCAGAGGAAGCGGTCACAAGAGCGGAAGCTGCTGTCTTTGCGCTACGTGCTTATAAAAAAGCGAAAGATTAACAAAAAGCCCCTCCTGTATGGGAGGGGATACATAATAAACTGAAACGATTAGAAGTTCTCTTTAAAAACAATGGAGTAAAATATTTTTGAGCAGGAAACGATGTGAATACAGGACGATCACAAAAAATGTTTATCTTATTAATGGTAGAGAAGTTAAAGAACGTTAAATAATAGGGATTCATATTTATAATTTTTGCAGCAGATAATCAGGGATCATACCTTCTTCTTCTTCCATCATCCTGCTAAAAGCATCTACCAAGTTCCCATCAAATTGTGTCCAGGCACATCTTTGTAACTCTTTTATTGCAGCACTTTGACTTAGCGTTTCTAATTGATAATTTCGCCTATCAATAGTCATAGTGTCATACGCATCACAAATGCCAATGATACGCCCTTGAATAGTTGCTTCGTCCCCTAACAGTCCTCGGGGGTAGCCTGTACCGTCCCATCTTTCATGGTGATCCCTAATAAACTTAGCCGCCCTAGTCAAACCAAGGTGTTTTCGAACAATCACATTACCGATGTGGGAATGACTCTGAATTATGGTGAATTCCAGATCGCTAAGTTTCCCTGGTTTCAATAAAATATTTTTCGCTATTCCCATTTTACCGATATCATGTAACAAAGATGCTATACGTAAATCTTCATCAAAGCAGTCCATTCTTTTGGCTAACATACTAGAAAGAATCATTACTCGAAGAGAATGATGTTTAAACATTTCTATAACTTCATTATCCTGTGCGATGTCATGAAAAAGTTGTTCGGGGTCTTTTCCTAAACCTTGGTTAGGTTCTTCAAACATAAACGTCGCTTCATTTTCAGGGAATTGTGATTTGTTGTTAATAGTAAAAATTGAATGTAAATTATTAAATATTTCTTCGTACGGGATTCCGTCTTCCCTTTGTTTTGCTATATATTGAGCCATTTTTAGGTCTTCTTCAGTGTAAACATATTCACCATTTCTTTTCTCAACGTGGTGGTTCAATCTAATCTTTAACTCCTTGAACCACTGTTCAATAATATAGCGGCTCTTTTCTAAATGTTCGGATATCTCTTGCGAGGTATATTCTTTCACCTGAAAACCCCCGAATTTTTGTAAATATTGTACCATGATTATTAATTAATGTGAAAATAAATAAACAATAATCTGATTATTATAGTATAATCAAAAAGAACATATACCGAGGAGGTGAATTCATGCAAACAGAGCGAGATTCAGGTTTCGGTTATCCCTTGTTGTATCCGGACCAAGGCGAAATCAGATTACTTTTTACGATACCAAAAGACGACGATCGCGTTATCCTCTTAGACTACCCATCAGTAACGACGTTCCGCAAAGTGCTTCGATCACAGCTACATACATTAGAGCCCCGAACGCGCGAATACGTACAAAGTAAGCTTCCTATCATTGATTCTGGAGAGGTTGATAATGCTACCCCTTTGGCGGTTAGTGTCTATCGAGAAATGAGTCATGAAGCATCATAAGTATGAACAGTCTGTCCAAATTGGATAGGCTGTTTTTTTACGTTGAAGAGATTTCCTGTTTATTTCATATATAGCCTGGTATAATAAGAACAAACGTTCGTGTGATGTAGCAGGAGGAATAATCATGAATGGAGTCCTGGAACGTGCGCTGACCGACAAACAGAAGCTCGAAATGGTTTGTATGGATAACAATGGTAGAATGACGCAGCGGATAGTTCGCATTGTCGCTGTGCATGAAGAGAAAATCTGTTATTGGCACAAGCAAGTTAGATTATTCAAGCGTGAGAATATCTTGTCGACTTATCCGCGCAAACAGCGCCAAAATTTTTTAGGGGATGATTTTGCTTCACGTAATGTACTACAAATCATGAATTGA